CACCGCCCAGGCGGTCGCCGGCACCGTCCTGGCGGCGGGGGCCAACCTGACCCTGCGCCAACACGTGCTGCTCTGGCCGGGCACGGAGCGCGGGCGGTGACCGGCCCCGACCTGGCCGCTGCGGCCGGGCACGCCGCGGCGATGCTGGCCGCCCTGGGCATCGAAGGGGTCGACGACGTCACCCCCATCAGGTTCGTGCGGGCCCTCGACGAGCTGGCCGCCGGCCGGGCCCTCGACCCGACCCGGCACCTGTCCGTCGAGTTCCCACCCGTGTCGAAAGACCCCGGCCTGGTCGTGGTCACTGACCTGCCGTTCGTGTCGCTGTGCGAACACCACCTGCTGCCCTTCACCGGGGTCGTCACGGTCGGGTACCTGCCCTCCGTCGACGCCCCCATCGTCGGCCTGTCGAAGCTGGCCCGGCTCGTGCAGGAATACGCCGCCCGGCCCCAGGTGCAGGAGCGGCTCACCGAACAGATCGCCACCGCCCTCGACCGGCCCGACCGGGCCCGTGGGGCGGCCTGCGCCGTCAGGGGCGTGCATTCCTGCATGGCGCTGCGGGGTGCCCGCACCGGCGACCAGGTGGCCATGGTCACCACCCAGTACCTGGGTGCCCTGGCCCGCGACCCGTACCGCAGCCACTTCGACGGCCGGCTCACCGGCCCGGCCTGGCAGTCGTGAGAGGAGGCCACACCCGTGCCCGCTGTGCAACTGCCCCTGCTGGCCCTCGACCCGGAGCTGGACCCGTGGGACCGCCAGCCCGGCGAGACGACCTACCGGTACGGGCAGTTCCGGCTCTACCTGGACGCGGGCCGGGCCCGCACCCTGCGCAACGTTGCCGAAACCCTTACACGGCACCCGGCCTACGTGCGGGCGGTCGCGGCCGCGTACCGGTGGTCTGAGCGGGCCGAGGCCCACGACCGGCACCGCGACCAGCTGTATGAGGCGACGTGGCTGGAGGAGCGGCGCCGGGCCGCCGAAAACGACGGCCGGCTGCTGAGCGCGGCGGCCAGCCGGCTCGCCGCCCGGCTCCAAACGTTGCGGCCCGAAGACCTGGCCCCGGCCGACCTGGTCCGCCTCCTCGACGTGGTGATGCGGCACCGCAGGGTCCTGTACGGCGACCCGGCCCTGACCGTGGCGGTGACCGGCCCGGGCGGTGACCCGCTCGCGGTGCAGGTGGCCGAGCTGGCCGGGATGACCGCCGACCAGCGACGGTCGGCCATCGCGACCTTGGCCGCTGATGTGGCCCGGCGTAGCCGGGCCGCCCACGCCGGTGGGGACGACGATGAATGACCCTTCTCGACCGTGGTGGCCTCGCCGGCGCCGATGACCTGACCGTCTATTCGACGCTGCTGGCCGCGCAGCGCTCCCTGGCCCGTGACCTGCTCACCGACCCGTCCCGCATGGCCCGCGGGCTGGACGGGGAGTACCGGACCCGGCCGCATCTGCGGGTCATCGGGCAGGCCATGGCGGGGGTGCTGCGCGGCGACTATGACCGGCTCCTCGTGCTCACCCCACCCCAGGTCGGCAAGTCGACCCTGGTCGGTGAGTGGGGGGTGTTCTGGTGGCTGGCCAACCGGTCCGCCGACGATGTGGTCATCGCCTCCTACGGGGCCGACCTGGCCGAGGCCCGGTCCAAGGCGGTGCAGAACCTGATCGGCCGGTACGGCCACGAGTACGGGCTGCGCCCGTTGCGGGGGTCGACGTCGTCTAGGGACTGGCGCCTCGAGTCGGGTGGGCACCTGCGGGCCATCGGCGTGGGGGGTGGTCTGTCCGGGTTCCCGGCCAACCTGCTGGTCGTCGACGACCCGCACGCCGACCGGGCCGAGGCCGAAAGCCACCGCATCCGCAACGCCGTGCATGACTGGTGGTCGTCCACCGCCAGTGCCCGGCTGCAACCCGACATGGGTGCCGTGATCGCCATTCAGACCCGCTGGCACCTGGACGACTTCGCCGGCCGTCGCCTGGCCGAGGAGGGCCGGCTCGAGGAGGGCGGCCGGTGGAAGGTCGTCCACCTGCCGGCCCTGGCCGACCCCCGGTTCGGGCCCGACCCGCTCGGCCGGCCGGCGGGGGCGCCCCTGACCCACCCGAAGATCGCCTCCACCGACACGGCTGGCCTGCTGGCCTGGTGGACGGAGAAGCAGACCTCGTCGATGCTGCGGGACTGGCATTCGCTCTACCAGGGCGACCCCCAGCCGGCGCAGGGGGCGCTGGTCACCGGTGAGCTGCTGCGCGAGATTCGCGATTCGCGAACCGAGATTGAGGCCCAACGCATCGCCGTGGCGGTCGACCCGTCCGGCGGCGGCCGCGACGTCGCCGGCATCGTCGGCGGCTTCCTGGGCGCCGACGGCCGACTGTGGATCACCGACGACGTGTCGGGGGTCATGTCGGCCGAGCAGTGGTCGCTGGCCGCGGTGCGGCTGGCCTACGACATCGGCGCCGCGTCGATCATCGTGGAGACCAACTACGGCGGGGACATGGCCACGCTGGTGGTGCGGTCGGCGTGGGCCAAGCTCGTCGCGGAAGGTGAGATCGACGGGGAAGAGCTGTGCCCACTGATCAGGGTGGTCCGGGCCCGGCAGGGCAAGCTGCTGCGGGCCGAGCCGATCGCCCAGCAGATGTTCATGGACCGGGTGCGGCTGCGGGGCATCTTCGTCGACCTGGAACGGGAATGGACGACGTGGCAGCCGTCTGACCCGTCATCGCCTGGCCGCATCGACGCCTCGGTCTACCTCGGCTACGGGCTGCTGCCGATCCCCTCGACCGGGGTCCAGTTCGCCGCCCCGTCCGGGACGATGCCGGCCAGCTCAGTCTCGCCCCTGGCCGGCATCGGGGCCGGCACGACCGGCCTGTCACCCCTGGCCTGACCTGCCGGAAGCCTTGCGGTGGAACCCCCCCAACGCCGGAAGATTTGCGGTGATTCGCCCCTATAGTCAGGACCATGTCGGTATGGGTGTGGGGCGTGTACGCCCTGGCAGTCGCACGCCTCACAGGCCTGATCACCGCCGACGAGATCAGCCGCCCGGCCCGGAACTGGGTCATCGCGAACCTCCCGCCGTACCCGGTGTTCATCCCGGTCGAGTACCTGCTGACCTGCCCCTGGTGTGTGTCCATCTGGGTCGGTGCCGCAACCGTCCTCATGGCGTGGCGGTGGGGTGGGGCGCCCTGGCTCCTGGGCGTGGCCCTCGTGTTGGCCATGAGCCAGATCACCGGCATGCTCGCACCGCTGGGTCGGGCGGCCCCCGACGACGACGTCGCCCAGACGGCCACCGGCGACGGTGACCGGGCCGCGGTGACGCCGTGACGGTGGCGACGCTGCCCGCGCGGCGCCTCCCCGACCTCGACCAGCGCTGCACCGCCGTCGCCTCCTCCACCGGCTCACGGTGCCGACACTGGACCAGCCACGGCACCGACCGGTGCGCAAGCCACGCCCTGACCGCGATCACCCTGCCCGCCCAGTCGGTCACCGCGTCGGTCGCCTCCGTCGAAATGGACGGCGTTGGGTGGCGGACCTGGCGGCCCGGGTCACGCACCTGGCAGGCCGAGGCGTGGCGGCTGTACGACATCACCCCCCAGCTGCGGTTCGTGTGCAACTGGATCGGCAACTCGGTCAGCCGGTGCCGGCTGTACGTGGCCGAGCTGGACGAGTCGGGCGAGGTCACCGGCGAAACCGAAGACCCCGACATTGCCGTCCTGGCCCAGGGCCCGCTCGGGAAGGGCCCCGCCAAGGACGAGGCGCTGCGCCTGCTCGCCATCAACCTGTACGTCCCAGGCGACGGCTACGTGGTCGCCGAAGCCGACGCCGCCCCCGACGGCGACGACCTGTGGTACGTCGTGTCGGGCCGCCAGATCCGCCTGTCCGGCGACCGCATCATCATCCGCCGGTCCCTGCTCCACGGCGGCGGCGACATGGTGTTCCGCCCCGGCATCGACCTGCTGCTGCAGGTGTGGACCCCCCACCCGGCAGACCCGGACGAGCCGGACTCCCCGACCCGCTCCGCCATCCCGGACCTGCGTGAGATCGAGGCCCTCCGCAAACGGGAGTTCGCCGAGCTCGACTCGAGGTTGGCCGGGGCCGGGCTGCTCGCCCTGCCGCAGGGCATCGACTTCCCCCGCGGCCCCGACGACCCGCCCGGCGTCGACGGCTTCCAGCGGGTCCTCATGCGGGCCATGGCCACCTCGCTGCGGGACCGGGCCTCGGCTGAGGCGCTGGTGCCGATCCTGATGACCGTCCCTCCCGACGCCGTCGACAAGATCAAGCTGATCACGTTCTGGTCCGACCTCAGCGAGCAGTTGCTGCCGTTGCGGGAGGCCGCCGTCCGGTCCCTCGCCCAGGGCCTCGACATTCCGCCCGAAATCCTCCTAGGCCAGGCAGACAGTAATCATTGGACTGCCTGGCAGGTGAGCGACGATGCGATCACCACGCAGATCAAACCGATCTTGTCGCGGATCGCGGACGCCCTCACCACCGGCTACCTCCGCCCGGCGCTCGAGTCGATGGGCCTCGACCCGGACCTGTACTCGTACGACTTCGACACCGCGCCCCTGTCGGCCCGGCCCAACCGCTCGACCGACGCCCTGGCCTACCACGAGGAGCTGCTGCTCTCCGACGAGGCGGCCGTGGTCGCGGGCGCGTTCGTGCCGGAGCAGATGCCCACCCAGCGGGAGCGGCTACGGCGCCTCGCCGAGAAGGCCCTCATCGCCGACCCGACCCTGCTCACCGACCCGACCATCAGGACGTTGATCGGGCTGCCGGCGCCGGCGCCGTCGGTGACGGCCCCGACCGCCCCGCCCGGGGTGGGTGGCCCCACCCAGCAGCCCGCCCAGCCGGGCGAACCTCAACCGGGTCAGCCGCGGGCCATCCCGGCCCAGCCGACCGAGGCCCCCCAACCGGCCCCGACCCCGACCCAACCCGCCCCCCAACCGGCCCCGTCGACGGCGAGCCTGCTCCTGCCGGTGGCCGGTTTGGCTGTGCGGCGGGCCCTGGGCCTGGCCGGGGTGCGGCTGATCACCCACCACCAACGCGACCAGTGGCCCGACACGCCCCGCTACCAGCTCCACACCCGCCGCGGCCCGGTCAGCGCCGGCGACGCCGAACGGGTCCTGCGCGGCGCCTGGATCGACCTGGCCCCCGCCGCCGAAGACCTGGGCCTCGACCCGGGCCAGGTGGAGGCCCTGCTCCACGGGTTCTGTCTGGAGCTGCTGACCCGCGGCTTGGGCTACGACCCGGCCCTGCTGCGTGACCTGGTCGACGCGGCCTGCACCGGCCGGCGCCTCAACGCCCCCGACCTGGTCGCGGCATGAGCACCCCGTGGGAGGTGCTCGCAGCCGTCGCGCGACGCAACGGCCTTGACGCACTGGTGCTGTGCGGCCACATCACCACCGCCCATGACGTCGACCCGAAC